CCGTACAGGGCGATATCAAGGCGCGGCTGGAAAAGACGCTAAACGTCATGGTTTCAGCGCAGACAAAGCGCGTGAACATGGGAGTTTGGGATTGCGACATTGCTGCTGTAAATGATGCCTTGAAGCGCATCGAGGAGCTTGAGGCGCAGGTTGAGCGCCTAAAGAGCCCAGCCAGGGAATGCTACCACGAAGAAGGATGCCCGCATTGGGTGGAAGTGAGCGGCGAGAATCACGCGCTCAAGGCGCAGCTCGCGGCCATGCGGGAGGCGCTTCTGAAATACGGATCACACACGTTCCATTGCCGCCATGCGGGCGGGTACGATTGCAATTGCGGGTTTGAAGAACTTCGCGCCAGGGCCAAGGAGAGCAGCAATGACTGAGATCGATACGGAACTTGCCGCGTTTAAGGAATGGGCATTCACAAAGTCAGGTGAAATCCTCGGGTGGCAAATCTCTCCGGATGTTGCTGCGCTCGTTGCTTTCAGAGCAGGAGCCAGATGGGCTGCTTCCCGCCCCTCCCCGCATCCGTCCGGAGAGCCGGCGCGGGCAGGCTGGTCTCTGGTAACCGACGGGAACCGGGTAATGTGCGCGAAAGAGCTGAAGGAACCGAGATGACAACGACAATCACGAACTGCCAATACTGCGGCAAGAGCCACGGCGTCCGCTGTCCTGATGTCAAGGCCATCGAATACGGGCCAGACGGTAGGGTTACGCGCGTCGAGTTCATGACGCCGGCTGATTATCTGCCGCAGCAAGCAATCCAAAGCATTCCGATCGGCCCGGTAACGGTTGGAATGCCGCGCCCGATCCACTTGGATCAGATTTGGCGCGACGTGAACCAAAACCCTAATTGCAAGGGGGAAGGATGATCTTGCCTCCCGTCGGGTTCCTCTGCTATCCATAAGCCCCATGGGGACTCCGAAAAAGACAGCGAAGCCAAAGGCTAAGCAGCCGACCGCCGCCGAACCGAAACGAGGTCGCGGCGGACGGCCAACAGTCTACCGCTCAGAGTTCGCAGAGATCGCCAAGCAGAGATGCGAACGAGGCGCCACCGACGCCGATGTGGCGGCCGAGCTCAAGATCGACCGAGCAACATTATACCGCTGGCGCCATACCCATCCAGAGTTTTGCGACGCCTTGAAAGCAGGCAAGCACGATCTCGACGAGCGCGTGATCAGCACCCTCGCCCATCGAGCACTCGGCTACACCTTCGAAACTGAGGAAATCCACGTCGTAAACGGCAAAATCGTGCGGGTTCCGATCGTCAAGCACATGCCTCCCGACCCGACATCCATGATTTTCTGGCTGAAGAACCGGCGCCCGGCCGAGTTCCGCGACCGTCAGGAGATGAAGGTCGACGTGCAGCTGAGCCTGGCCGAGCTTGTGACGATGAGCTTCCGGCCTGATCTGCCGGAGCCGAAGGTGATCGAGCACGATCCGGACGAGACTGAAAAATAGTATTGAAACTGTTTTGATACTGTGTCAGAGTTCGGGCATGGCAAATCACCCATCCAAACTGGACCAGCTCCGCGCCCTGAGAGAGGCGAACGCGGAGCGGTCGAAGCCAAACCCATTCCAAGATGCGGCGCGCGGGCGAGACCCGGCGCCAACGAGTTCTGGGGCAGGGGATGCAACGCAGGCGACTGGATCGGCCGTACCCAGCGCCCCGCCCATGCCAAGGCGATACGATATTGCCCAAGGTCCTGCGGGTGCCCCAGAAGCCAAACGCAAGACCGGCCGTCCGCGGCTCGGCGAGGTGCGCGACAAGCCGTGGGAAGCGGCAGGGATGTCGCGCTCGACGTGGTATCGCCGCAAGGCAGAGGAGCGCAAACCGTGAGCATCGACCGCAGCCAGCACCCATCCTTCACGCTGAAGGAATCGGACGCGGCCTACTTCGACCGGCTGCCGGCATCGAGCTTGAAGCTGCTGAAGCTGATGCACCACGAGAAGATGAACCACCGCGAGATCGCGGCGCAGACCGGGATTCCGCTCGGCACGGTGAGCAACCGGATTTTCCGGGCGCGGCAGATCATCAAGAAGGCGCGCGCAGAGACCGCGGCGCGCGGCGAGACGTTCCAGCGGCCGACGATGCCGACCAGAGAGGAGATGGGGATATGATCGAGAGAGACAACCTGTGCTGCGGCCATTGCAACCGACCGCTTGATTTGTGCGACTGCGGCTCGGATTACGAGATCGCGTACCAGCCGTTGGGCGACGTGTTCAGCGCGTGCGACCATGTCGACGGCCCCGGGTTCCGGCGGACCGTTCTGTTCGGCCTCGTTGCCGCGCTCGGCCTGACGCTGTGGGTGCTGTTCTAGCCGAAAGATGCTATGATCTGGCTGCTATTCCAGCCATGGGGGAGATTGAAGATGAGCGACGAGATGAACACCGCAAGGCCGCGGCTGACCAATCCAGACACGGTTGAGTTCTCTCAAGTGGAGATGGCACCGCCCCCGCCACCGGTGATCGTGCAGCCGATGGCGATCAACGTCGCGCCGACCGGCCAGCCCGCTCCCGTCGCGCCGGCGCCGATCGCGAGCGCAAGCAGCCTGATCAAGATCGCAGGGCTGGGCAACCTGGTCCAGAGCGTGCGCGCGGAGATCACGGGGCTCAGGACCGAGCTGCCGGCGCTGCAGGCTTCAGCGGCCGCGCTGCGCTCGACCGTTTCGGATCTGAAAACGCAGATCGACTCGACCCACGACGACCTCAAGTTCGAAGCGACGACGCTGGGAAACGGTTCAGGGAGCTGAGATCACAATTCGGCGGCTTCCTGGCGCTCCGCTGAATCCTCGACCAAGCGCCAATCATGAAGGGACAAGTCATGATGACCTACGAAGTTCTCCGCTACCTTTACCAGATCACGCTGGTTTCGGCCGTCGCGGTCGCACTCTGGGCCGGCGTGGTGTATCCATGAGCGCCAAGATCATCCAGTTCCAAGACTACGCCGAGCAGGCACCGCGGCGCCCCAGCCTCGGCACCGCACGGGTGATCGCGTTCCCGGTGAACGGGAGGAAGTGAACCATGAAAGTACTTTCTTGGTTCCTTGCTCCATTTTGCGCGATCATCGGTCTATCGTGGGGAGTCGGCGGCGCATTCAAGCCTGATTTTGTGATGGTCCAAGCCGGCGCTCTCATGCTGATCGCCAGTGGCATCTGGTATCGAAACGAGCGACTATGATCGACCTTGGCTTCCTCACCGGCTACGCGTTCGGGTGCATCTGCACCGCGGCGCTGTGCTGGTGGGGAGCCAAGCGTCGCCCGCGCTGGCACGATCCGATCTCGACCGGGCTTGGGATCGCGACCAGGGCAGAGATCGCCGACCTTGCAGTCTCGGCCGGCGCGTTTGTTTCGAGCGTGCGCGCGATGCGCAGGCAGATTGATCGAGCCCACGATACGCTCAAAAGGGGAATGTGATGGCAGACAAGAAATATACCGGTGAAGATCTGGTGATCGGATTCACCGAGCAGGCCGCGGAACAAGTTCGGGCGGATCCGGAACTCGCTGGCGTGGTGTCTGATCTGATGGCGATGTTCCGGCAGGCGCAGCAATCATTCCACGACGGTAAATATGCCTCGTTCGAGGAGGCGCTGGCTGCTCTTGGCGTGAAAGCAACGAAACTGGACATCGACGGAGACGACGAATGATTTTCCGATGCCAATGCGGATCTCTGAAGACCGGCCAGCCCTACCGCGCCTCGGGCGAGATGCCGTGGAAGTGCCCGAAGTGCGAACCGGCCAAGACCTCGCGCGAGGGCGGCCGCTCGGCGCAGGAGCGGAACGGCGGCCGGAGCTATCCGAGCCAGGCCGAGCCGCGCGCTTCAATCGGGAGGTGAGGATGGGACAGCAGCATTGGTGCGGGCCCTACGAGACGGTGCAGTGCCCTCGCTGCCAGCGGCCGATCGAGCAGCGCAGCCGCCTGATGTGCCGGGCCTGTGAGAGCAAGGTGGCCAAGCCGTGACCAGCCAGATCCCCACCGCAGACGAGGTTGCGCGGATCATCATCGCGTCGTTCCGAACGGTCGGCGCTGACCCGCTGATGGTCACGGTTCCCATGTCGCAAGGCAGGCCATCGGAATACCTGCAGCGGATCAGCAACGGCCGGACCTATGCGGCGCTCGTGCTCCGGCGGCTATTCCCCTCGCTGCGCGGGACCTCGATCAGCCGGATGGTGGGAGCTCGGTCGAATTTCGAGGATGAGATGTCGCGCGACGTGCGGCGCGGCAAGCTGCGTTGGTATGACGAGACGGATTTCCGGGCGATTCTGGCGCGCTGCGGCGTGGAGCGGCGCGAACCGGAGCAGGTCGTGGTCGACGAGACCGAGGTCGAGCCGGAGATCACCGTGCAGCCCGCGCCAGTGGCGCCGTCGGCGTTATCGCCCTATCCTGTCCGGCACGGCGCGAAGAAGCGGCTTGAGGACGAGCTCCGCGAGGCGGTGCTCAACACGGCCCGCATGCAGCAACCGGAGATCTGATGGGCGATCCCAACCTCGAAGCAGGCTCCAACATCAAACGGTGGCGGGAACATCCCGCCGCCTACGTTGAGGAGCGGTTCCATGTGAAGCCAGACCCGGCCCAGGCCGAGGCGCTGGAGGCGTTCCCGCACTCGCCGCGTATCGCGCTGCAGGCTTGTACCGGCTCCGGGAAAACCACGCTATTGGCGTGGCTTGGCTGGAATTTCCTGCTGACCAGGCCTCACCCGATGATCGGTGCGACCTCGATCAACGGCGACAATCTCAAGGCCAACCTGTGGACCGAATTGGCGCGGTGGCGGAAGGTTGATCCGATGCTGGACCAACTGTTCGACCAGACCAAGACGGCGATCGTGAACCGCGAGTCCCCGGAAACGTGGAAGCTCGAGGCCCGCATCTGGTCCCGCGACGCGGACGCGGCCAACGTCGGCAACTCGCTGCGCGGCATGCACGCCGAATATCTGATGTGGCTGCTGGACGAGACAGGCGGCTATCCTGACGCGATCCTGCCGACCTGCGAGGCGATATTCTCGGGCAGCCCGAAGGAAGCCCACATCGTCCAGGCCGGGAATCCCAGCAAGCGCGCCGGCCCGCTCTGGAAGGCGGCGAGCTCGGCGCGGCGGTCCTGGATGGTGATCGAGATTACGGCAGATCCGGACGATCCGCGGCGCACCCCGCGTGTGTCGGTCGAGCATGCCCGCCAGCAGATCGAGGATTGGGGCGGCCGCGAATCGGCCTATGTCATGGTCAACGTGCTCGGCAAGTTCCCGCTGAGCGACTTTAACGCGCTGATCAGCCCGGACGAGTGCGAGGAGGCGATGCGGCGCTACTATCGCCCGGACGTCTATGAGAGCTCGCCGCGGATCATCAGCGTGGACGTGGCGCGCGAGGGCGACGACGCCTCGGTGATCTTCTGCCGGCAGGGGCTGCAGAGCTTCCCGATGATCAAGAAGCGCAACATCAACGGCCTGCAAGGCGCCGGCATCGTGGCGCGGAAATGGGAAGACTGGCAGGCCGACGCGTGCTTCGTCGACAACACGGGCGGCTTCGGCTCAAGCTGGATCGACCAGCTGCTGACCATGGGCCGCTCGCCGATCCCGGTCGGGTTCTCGAATGCGGCGCACGACGATAGCCGGTATTACAATAAGCGAACGGAGATGTATTTCGATGCCATCCAGTGGATTCGACGCGGCGGTGCTCTGCCTCCTTCTCCTGAGATCACTGCGGCGCTTACGCAAACTACGTATGTCTTCAAGGGCGACCGGCTCTTGCTCGAACCCAAGGATATCGTCAAAAAGAAATTGGGGTATTCCCCTGATGAGGCGGACGCGTTCGTGATCGGGTTTGCCGAGCCGGTGACCAAGCAGGCGCGCGCCAGCGGCGGCCGGCGCTCGGCGGTCTCGGATTCCTACGACCCCATGCGCGAGGCCAACGCTGGGTTCAACCTGAAATCGGCCATTGACCAGAGCTGGGACCCGTTCAAATAGGAGAGACCATGACAGACGTCACGCAAGGGAAGCCGCGTCTTTTCCCAGTTCAACCGCATTGTTTTAACGTTAGCCGCGAAGCCGATGATCATTGGCAAGCGCAATATCGATCATCGGGTGGCGTCCTATATTCCAAGTCAAAGTCGATGGTCGGCGTGATGAAGGATGGCGGCGGCAAGGTGTATCTTCAATTCGAGGATAAGGGGAAGGAGATCCCGGCATTCGAGGAAGTCGAGGGTCACTACAAATACCACGTCGTTTACACTTCGTGGTGGCGGTTGATCTTTTCCGTCCCTCGTGCCGATGGCAAGCAGGTGGTCGAGCACTACATTCAATTAGAGCGAGGATCTGTGGGCTGGGGCAATGTTCGCGACAAGACCACATGCAGGTGGATCGCCGACTGCGAAATGTTGGGTTCGGAAGGAGTTGACGTCGATTGTGGCCTGACGATCGCCTCGCCAGAGGACGAAGCGGCCATTTATGATCTTTGCTCAAAAATAGAGCATCCTGGTCCCCGGCCATATCCGTCGTTCAAGCCGTCAACAAAGCCCTTGCCCAGACAGATCTTGGAATTGGAATGGTCCAAGGTTGCGCTGCCGGGCGACGGGGAATAGGATACGTTTGCTTTGTAGGAGGCCTTTTGGAAGGGGCCGGATGGTACGAATGAGAAACCGGTGCAGTTGCGGTGCACCGGTTTCACAACAACGAGGCAGGGACATGAGCATCGAAACAGAGATCTACCAAGGCAAGTGCTTGCTGTTCACCGCATTCATGGACGACGGGTCGAAGGTCTTTGTCCAGTTCGAGGACAAGGGCGAGAAGGTGCCAGGATATGACAAGAACAAGAATCGTTACGATGCCTATACCTCGTGGTGGCGCCTGACCTTTCCCAAGCCACGCGGCCCGAATGGCGAGCAGATCCAGGAAAATTATGTTCAAGTCGAAAAGTCAGCGGCTATCCTGTTCAGGAGCGGCGTGAACGCTGCGCGCTGGATGGCGGATGAAACCGCTCTCAATGCGATGGGCGTCGATACGTTGCGCGGCCTCACCGAGATCACCGACGCGGCCGAGCGGCAGGCCATGTCGGACCTGCAGCGCAGCATCTTCACGGAGAAACTGGCATCATGAGCATCGTCTACGACTACGCCGGGGTTGCGGCCCATCTGAAGGGCGACGACTGGTGGGAGGCTGAGAAGCCGGCGGCAGAGCCGGAACAAATGGACCCGGTGCTGGTCGACCTCATGAAGCAAGTCGCCAATCCGTCGGATCCGGAACTTTACGGCAAAAGTCCGGCAATGACGGCGATCGAGATCGTCAATAAGGCTCTCGAAACCGCTACGTTTCGCACGTCACTTCCGGCGGAGGCTTGGCGCAATATCAACGTCCTAAAAATCTGCCAGACCACCATTCCTCCAGTTCCGTCCCCGCAAGCAGCCATTTTGGCAGAAGTGCGCGAGACCATGGAATCCACGCAGAAGATGGTCCAAGACATATTCGCTGGGATCAATTTCCGCGACCGCTCCATCCCTGGCCTACCGAACGCCTAGCCTCCCTCCATCCCAAAACGACCGAGGCCGCCCATTTGGCGGCCTTTATTTTTGCTCGGCTACCAGATATTGTGCCCTGGGGACCGATTTGAGGGGAAATCCAAATGGCGCTATCTGGGGTGCATATCGCTTGGGGCTTCTCCAGCCCCGGCCAGCAGAATCAGGTCGGGCAGACAACGTTGCCCGCCGGGAACCCCACCGACGGCGAGACCATGGCGGTATCTGCCGTCTCGACCAGCTCGGCGCCGAAAGCCTCGGCCGGCGGCCCGCAGCCTCTCCTCTCGATCTCGGCCTCGGCGGCAATCTATTACGTGACCGGCCCGAGCGTCACGACCGCGCAGCTCACCAATGCCGGGACGACTCGCGTGGCGTGCCGATATTACGATCCGTCTCAGAGCCCTGGGCGAGAAGACATCTTCGTGAACAGCGGTGACTTCTTCGCTTGGATCCTGGCATGACGCGGTTGATGATCCCTGGGCGTTTGAAACTTCCTGGCGCCCTATCGCTTGGCGGTCAGCAAGGCCAAGGGAAAAGATACCTGGGACAAGTTGCCACTCGATGTCGTCAGCTCAATGCTGGCGGTGCGGTCAATAAGATATTCAATTCTCGATCGCGCCACATCATCAGAGACAACATCACAGCCCTGCGTATCAGTTTGGCAACATGGTTCGTTCCTACAAACCATACTGAAACAGCCCTTGGCGTAACACCGACTTACACGGCAGCAATCGAAAACGCCGCCGGAAATGCTATCTTGGCTGTCATCAAATGGAGCGGCGCGACGAGTGTCGTTGCCCCTAGCGGAGTGACTTTGGACAGTGACCTAGTTCCTGTTTCCTTGTCTGCTGGTTCGGTAATTTTTGTCCGCGTCTACTGCAACTCTCCTGGAAATATTGCCTACGAGGACGGTCAGCAGTCCGGTATGGCTGTCTGGAGGGACATTGCAAACGGGGAATGTTTCCAGTTTGCAAATACGGGCATATCGGATCTGACGCAGACGCCAGGCCCATTCACGAACAGCGATTTGACCGGGAGGTTCATGCACGCTCCAGTCGCAATCGAAGCCTACACCAAAAGGCCGTCCATATTCATTTACGGGGATAGTCGGGTCGCAGGCGTGAACGACTCATACGACGATGGTTCGACTAACATCGGCGAGCAAGGCCGATCCGTCGGGCCAAATTTCGCTTATATTGGTTCCGGAGATCCAGGAGTCACAGCGCAAGGTCTATCGAATGCAGGATTGTCTCCGTTGAGGATCGCACTTGGTAAGAAGTGCAGCCACATGATTCTTGAAGCTGGCGGTAACGATCTTATAGGCGGTACGGCACCGGCAACAATTATCGGGTACCTGCAAACGATCAGAACAAACCTGAATTTGGCGTACTCGTATCTGACGACTGAACCCCCGATCGCCGTCACTTCGACAAACGCCTACGCAGATGCAGCCGGGCAGACGTCAGGCGCCACGGAGACTAATAGGGTCACTCTAAACGGCCTGATACGTGCTGGCGTGGCTGGCTTCACCGGCTACTTTGAGTTTGCAGACGTCGCTGAGGGCGGCCGAAACATCGGGAAGTGGCGCACGGATACGGTGCAAGCAGCCTTCACAGCTTCCATATCTGCTACAACTCTTACCGTGAGTGCTGTAGCATCTGGCGCTCTCTCCGTTTCTCAGCAGATCAGCGGCGCCAATGTCATCGGCGGAAATCTGATTTTGAGTGGGACAGGCCCATACACGATCACGTATTCTCAGACCATTGCAAGCGAAGTAATGGCTGCAAATGCCGTAACGCCTGACGGCACGCACGAAACACCGCTGATGAATAAACTGTACAATACATCCGGGGTCATCAATCCGAATGTGATAAGTTGGCCGTAATACGAAAAGAGAGTCTGCCATGAGCTTTCTCGCCCCATCAGCGCCCGCCGCTCCACCGCCGCCCCCGCCGCCACCGGCCCCGCCGACCATGGCCAACGCCTCGGTCCAGGCCGCAGGCGCTGCCCAGCGCGCCGCGGCCGCCGCAGCCGGCGGGACGGTCAAGACCTCCGCACAGGGCGCGCCTGATCCGCAGACATCAAGTGGCGGGAAAAGCCTATTCGGGTCATAAAAAATGGCACGCACTCCTCCAATACCGCTTGCTCGCCTTCAGGAGACGCTTGCCTACGATCCTGAATCTGGTGCCCTGACTTGGATGGACGGCCGGGGTTCGGCAGGATGTCTCGATGTGTCCAATGGATATATTCGCTTGAATGTTGATGGGGTTGGACTTTACGCCCATAACGTCATCTGGTTCATGATGACGGGGGAATATCCTTCCAAAAAAGAGGTCGACCATATTGACCTCGATCGCGCCAACAATCGGTGGTCAAATTTCAGGCGAGCAAACCCAACGCTTCAACAGGCTAACCGGGGCAAGCAATCCAACAATAAGACCGGTATAAAAGGCGTGAGCTACTGCGCCGCAACGGGACGCTATCGTGCTGACATCCGTGTGGGTGGGAAAAGCGTCAATCTTGGCCGACGCGACACACCCGAAGAAGCTGCTGCCTTATATGCTGAAGCGGCCAAGCAGCATTTCGGTGAATTCGCGAGGACGGGATAATGAATGCTCCGGTTCGGCAGGCTCAGTTTCAGCGGCCAAATTATGCCGATATGGGCCCATCATTGCTCGCAAGCCAGCCAGCAACGATCAACCAGAAACCACTCGTTGATGATCTCGCGTGGGGGGTAATCTTTGACCACTGCGAAGCAAGATTGGGTTCCTTGCGAACCTGGAGGTATAGTTGGTGGTCGCATTGGTCCAGTTTGGCCGCCTTTTTCCTCCCCAAACGATATCATTTCTTGGTCGTCGCCAATCGTATGGGGAGAGGCAACCCGATCAACGACGCGATCATCGATTCGACCGGCACCCTGGCGCTGGAGACGTGCGGCTCTGGCATGTGGTCGGGCCTGACCAATCCGGCGCGGCCGTGGATCAAGATGGAATCGGCGCTGCCGTGGGTGAAGCTGGACGCCGATGCGCAGGAATGGATCGATGACACCGAGCAGCGGGTCTACACCGTGC